CGTTAAAAATCTCTCAATAAGTCGTCAAGCTTTATTAAAAGATGACGCTTTAGAAAGAACATCGCGTAATATACGTGGTAATATGTATATGTATTTTTACGATCCAAAGCATAAACAAACTTTACCTTATTACGATAGGTTTCCTTTAACAATCATGATTGACGGCGCGCCTAATGGATTCTATGGATTAAATTTACATTATCTAAATTATAACGTAAGAGCAGCCTTCCTTGATGAGCTTATGAATTTAGGACCAGCTGTAGCAAGAGAAAATAGTCGTCTTACAAAATTAAGATATAATTTACTTCAAGGAACTAAAAAATATAAAGAATTCAAACCGTGTTTTAAACATTACCTAGGTAAGCATGTAGTATCTCAGTTCGCAAAGGTACCAATGACAGATTGGGAGATCGCTATCTTCTTACCAGTAGAACAATTTAAAAAGAAAAGTAAGACTGCAGTATGGAATGAAAGTCTTAAAATTGCGAGAAGCTAATGTCAACAATAGAAGATTTAAAATCGCTTATTAGTAAAAAAGGCGGAGTAGCAAGAGCAAACAGATTCAACGTTATTTTTACGCCACCTACTCAATCTTTGTTAAATATTAATCCACAACAAATATTTAGTTCAGTGATATCAAAAAACTTTAGTGCTAAGAATTTAATTAACGATCCAAGAGATATATCAATTCTTTGCTCAGCAGCTGCGCTACCTGGCAGACAGATATCTACATTAGATTACCAAGCTGAAAAACAAACTATTAAGATACCTTATAATGTCATAGACGAAGAGGTAGTACTTAAATTTATAATTACAAACGATTACTATATCAAAACAATGATGGATAGTTGGGTAAATTCTATAATAGACTTAGAAGACTTCACTGTTGGATATAAAAAAGAAACTACTGCTGATGTTGTTATTCAGCAGCTAGACGAAAAGAATACTCCGATATATGGTGTTAAGCTGATTAATGCTTTTCCTACCACGATATCGTCAGTTGAATTGGGTAATGAGAATGAAAACTCTATCCAAGAACTTAGTGTAACAATGAGTTACGACAAATATGTGCCAGAAGGACCTTTAAGTTCTACTGGTTCTGCCTTACGAGCAGCTTTAGATATATTTGGTTAATGTAATATAGGAGAATATTATGGCTTTGCCAAAATTGAATGTTCCTCAGTATACGGTTACTTTACCGTCTACTCAGAAACAAATTAATATGAGACCTTTTCTTGTAAGAGAAGAGAAAGTGCTAATGATAGCTTTAGAATCTAACGATATAGAGCAGATTAGTAAAGCAGTAAGAAACATTATTTTAGATTGTTATGATTTAGAAAATTTAGATGATCTTACTGTATTTGATATTGAGTATTTGTTCTTACAATTAAGAGCAAAATCTGTAGGAGAAAATATGAACCTACAAATTAAATGTACTCAAGATGAATGTGATGGAATGACACCTATCATTATTAATATTGACGATATTGAGATAATAAATCAGAACCAAGATCGTGTAATATTATTAGATGATGTTAATGGTGTTGGTGTTGAAATGAAATACCCATCATTAGAATTGATTAGTGGATTAGATTTCGAAGCTATTAATCAAGTTGATGGTGTAATGGAACTTATTTTAAAATGTATTGATGGTATATTTGATAATGATAACGTCTATGATTTGTCTAACGAATCAGAAGAAGAAATCAAATCATTTATAGAAAGTCTAAACAACGAACAGTTTAGAAAGATTCAACAGTTTTTTATGGAAGTACCAGCAGTATATTATAAGAATACGTTTGATTGTAACAAATGTAATGCGAACAATGAGTTTGAACTCAGAGGCTTAAATAGTTTTTTTACATAAGCCTCTCGCATTCTAGTTTGGCCAATATGTTCCAAACTAATTTTGCATTAATGCAACATCATAAGTACAGTTTAACAGAAATTGAGGGAATGATGCCGTGGGAGAGGGAGATATATTTATCTTTACTACAAGAGCACATCCGCGATGAGAACGAAAAAATAACAACTATGAATAATAGGAGAAGGAGATAATAATGGCTGAAAATACAGATAACAGCAGAAATGAAGTCGAAATTGATTTAGATAAGTACATGGCGATGATCGAGAAGCTTGATGAACAAGAAGACGCGATCAAAGAAATGAAAGAAGAGGCACGGCTTGCAAGAGAGCAGCTTGGACCTCGTAAAAGAAAATTTATGGATTTATTCCTAGATGATAATGACTTAAACGAAAAGTCAATCATAGGATTTGTATCCTTTTTTCTCATGGTAGTGTTTGGTATGACTGATTTAGTCACAGCACTTGTATGGGATATGGACTTAAAAGTTTCAGAAACAATATATACGTCGTTTGTTGTAGTAACACTTGGCGCATTCGGTATCAGCGAAGCTGGTAAGGCATTCGGAAAATAAAAAAAATAAGGATCGATCATGGCAGACGATAAGAAACCAAAAAAACCTCTGACAACAGCAAAAGGAATTAACGAGCTCGTTGAACAAATGGAGGCTAATAATAAGTCTACCAAGAATATTGAGAAAGATCAGAGAAATACGCGTAGACATTTATTAGAAATGAAAAAGATGCAGACAGTCATAGCTGACTTTCAAGCACGTACGGTATATGGTTTCGAGAACTTCCAAGATATGATCGATTCAAACTCTCTTCAAGGTCAAGAAGACGCAAGAGAGAAATCGTCGATTTTTCAAGAAATAAGAGATGAACTTAGGAATCTTCCAAAAGACACTGCACAAGCAAGCTCTGAAGAATCTCGTAAGGGAAGAGGCGGAGGATTAGGTAAAATTGGTGGAATATTAGCGGGTGCAGGTATAGCAGCTGCTGGAATAGGAATAGGAATTGCAGCTGTTTTCTATACAGCTCCTAAGCTTATTGAAGCATTCGAAGATATGGATGTTAAAAAGATAGCACAAAATGTTGAAACTCTTGTTGGTATTAATCAATCAGTTAAAGAAAAGGGTGGTAATCTACTTAAAGATGGTGGATCACTTGCTCTTGCAATGACAGGAATTGGTGTTGGTCTACTTGCTTTAGGTATAGGATCAGGCGTTAACGCTGGAGTAGATAAATTCTTAGATGATGGCTGGGCTGAAAAAGTAAGAGATAATGTATCAACATTACTTAGTATTAATAGCTTAGCTGGTGGATCTTTAGATTTCATAGGAAAGGGCGGAGGTTTTGCTCTTGCAATGACTGGTCTAGGTCTTGGTCTTGCAGCTTTTGGTCTAGGTAAAATAGCCGATGGCACCGGTGATGCCATTAATAAATTTGCATCTGGTGATAACTTTGCTGAAAGAATCAAGAACGAAGTTGAGACTTTACTCTCAATTGATATGTCAAAAGCTGATGGTAAGAAACTACAGTTTATAGCTACTATGTCCTCTCTTGGACTTGGTCTTGCAGCTTTTGCTATAGGTAAAGCGGGATCAGGCGTAGCAGATGCTGTTACTACCTTCCAAAGTGAGAATTTTGCAAAAGATATAAAATCAGAAGTTGAAACACTCTTAGAAATACCAAACCTACCAGGTGTTGGTGTCGACACATTAGCATTCCTAGGAGTCATGGGTGGTATATCAGCTGGTCTTGGCGCTTTCGCAGTAACAAAAGGAGCAGCAGGAATTGCTGAATTCTTAAATCTTGGTGGTAACTTTGCTGAAGGTATTAGAGATGAAGTTGATACTATATTAAGTATTGGAGATAACGCTGATGCTGAACGAACAAAAAGAGCTTCAGCTTCTCTGATAGAAATTTCCAAAGGAATTGGTATTTTTGCTGGTGCTCAAGGACTTGGCGCATTAAGTGGAATAAGTTCTTCTATTTTAAGTTTCTTTAGTGGCAGTTCAAGTCCAATAGAACAAGCATTAAGACTTGGCGATAACGCAGCAGACGTACAAGCAGGCGCTGATGCATTCACAGATTTTGCAGATGCTCTAGGTAAATTCTCTAATGTTAATTTAGACTTTGATGCTGAAGCTCTTGCAGAAGATCTTTATACTGCTTCTAAAACTCTTGAACTCGCTCTTGTAGGTGGTACTGAAGGGTTTATATTTAAACAAAAATTTGTAGGTCTTAATAATCTTACCGGTGATATGGATAAAGCTGTATCAAGCATTAATAGGTTAAAGGATAGTCTTTCATTAGAAGTCCAAGGAGGTCCGTCAATGCAAGTACCTAATAAGATAGAAGGACTTATGGTTAATACTCTTTCAGTAGAAAACGCTATCTTAAAAATGCCTAATCAAAATTCTGCTGGCTCAAATACAAACGTTGTAAGAGGTGGAGATCAAATAAGAGGTGGTGATAACTATGTCTTTAACACTTCATCAGCTACTGATTCTATTACAGAAGGCCTTGCTAACAGATAAAAAAAAGGACTCTTAAAAGAGCCCTTGAAAAAACTGTGGTGGAGTTTTTTAATTCAAATTAAGAATCCTTAGCGAGTTTCGCAAAATAACTTAACGTATCATCTTCTTCAGCTGATTGTCCAACTGTTGTATCAAAAGGATTATCATCCGCTGACACTGTTGGAGCTGCAACACTTGGTTGAGCTTGGAAAGGATCTGCTACTGGTGCGTGACCTGCAGTTACTCCTAATACCTTATTAAGTTTCATTGAGAGCTCATCATAAGTCTTATAATTCTCTGGAAGTAAAAAGTCTCCTAAAGAATAGAGTTTGTCATAGATTTCAGTAAGTCTTGCTTCATCGCCATCAAATAATGAGGCTGGTGAAGAGAATTCTGATTTGTCATAGTTGACCCACCCTTCTACTTTTCTGATTTTAATCTTGAAGTCTGCACCTTCCCAGAAATCGTAAGGATTTACTGGATTTTCATCAGCGAACTGAGGTTGCATAACATCCATGATTTTATCAAAGATTTTTTTACCAAACTTATAAAGTTTGACTTTTCCTTCATT